TCCAGTCGAGACATCCACGCCGGCCAGTGATACCGGAACACTTTCCGCAGCAGAGCAGGAGCGGATTTTTAACGAAGAGTTTGAGCGGATTTCCAATCCGGAACCGACAAACGAAAAGCCCGTTGAGGACAAGCCGAAAGACGAAGAGCGTTCGCGCGGACCCGACGGAAAGTTTCTCCCGAAGGAAAACGAGCCCGCGGTTGAGCCTGTTGTCGAGAAGCCGGTCGAGAAGCCAGCTCCTGTTGCGCCTGTATCCACTGAGCAGAAGCCACAGCCGGCCGCCGAATTTCCGGCCGCCACCGGACCCCTGTTCGACATTGACGCCATGATCGCCAGCGTTCAGGCGGAAGTCAACGCGATGGAGATTGACGACGTTGGCGGAGCAAAGACAACCGGCGAGCTTGCCCTGAAGGAGTACGGCCAGATCGCTGATCCGATCATGGCACGCCAGGACAAGATGTTTCGTGCCTTGGCTGAAAAGATCACGGAAGTCATTCGCCCTGCCCTCGAAGTCGCGCAGGCCCGACAATCCGAGACTGCGCAGAACGCCGTCCAGTCCACCATGGATGCACTCGTGGCAGATGGCGTGTCGGATGCCGCACAGCTCATTGCTGACCCGCGAATGATCGAGTTCGTCAACAAGAACCCGCACTATGCCCCGCTGATGGTGGCTGACGTGAATCGTATCGAAGACATCAAGTTTGTCATGTCGAAGTTCCGCGCTGCCAATGGGATTGCGGCACCAAGCGGAGTGAAGAAGCCTACCACGGCTGCAACCATTCAGCGGCCCAGGCCGAACGGCGCTCTGCAGGCTGCCGCATCAACGGCGCGCGGTAACGGCAGCGCCAAGGATGAAGGTGGCAGCATCACTGGCACTCCTGACCAAATCATGCGCGCCGAGTTTGAGAGGCTGGAACGCCTGGAGAGGCAAGCCGGAACTCCTTCCAGAATTTAACCATGCCACGCCAGTCCAACGAAGAGATTGCCAAAGAGATCGCGCAACGTCTTGAATTGCCGATCATGGCAGTTCGCGTGTTTTGCTGTCCGGTATGTGGACACCTGACATTCGCTGGCATGCTTGGGGCTGGTAGCGAAGTCAAGGTCCGCTGCCCTTTTTCGTCATGCGTCCACCACAACAAGGACACTCCGTGGGTCATAAAAACCCCAGGAGATCCTGTTGGGCGCATGCGAATTCACCGTTGCCCATCGCCGTTCTGCAAGCATCCGTGTCATATTCGCGCGCCATGGATGGACGCTGAAAACGTGGTTTATGCGAACGGAAAACCTGTTTGCAACTTGGCGTGGTGTTGTGGATATATTGCACCAAAAACGCGCATCGTTGCATGGTGCAAAGAAAGTAGTTGCGCTAACCACAGCAACGGGTTTATTATTATCTCATCAAAGGGCAACTAGGGTGTTGTCCAAGTAACCAAGGCAGAAGCCTAAAATTCGCTGGCGAATAGTCGCCGGGAAAAGGAACTTCTGCCATGGATACCAACACCGCAACTTTCACCGGACCTCTTGAGGCCCAGCAGCTCAAGGCAGCCGCCCACATCCTGAAGTACGCGCTCCCCGAACTCTTGGTTGCCAAGTTTGGCAGCCAGCATGGCGTACCGTCGAACACGGGCGATCAGATCAAGTTTACCTATTTCGAGTTCTTCCCGGTCACCGGCGTTCCTTCCGTCGAAGGGATCACCCCGGCCAGCGTTCCGCTGGTGCGCAAGAACGTCACACTGACGCTCCAGCAGTATATCACCTGGACGCCGATCACGGACTGGACCGTTGAGCTGCATCCGGACAACATCATGGAGCCGATTCTTTCGAATCTGGCGACGTGGATGGCGCAGACCATCGAGCTGGTCACGCTGAACGCCCTGCTGGCCGGCACGAACGTGCTGTATGCCGGTGGCGTTGCCAGCCGCTTGCTGGTGAACTCCACGGTTTCCCGCGCCATGGTTGGCCGGGTCGAGGAAATCTTCCGTACCGCCTCCGCCAAGCCCATCAAGAAGATGATGAGCGGCAGCCTGAACGTCGGCACGGTCCCCGTGGCCGAAGCGTATGTCGCCATCATCACCTCCTCGATGGCCGACGATGTGAAGCACTGCACGAACTTCAAGGAGACTTCGAAGTACGCCAACCCGAACAACCTGCTGCCGAACGAAATCGGCAACGTGGACGGCGTGCGCTTCTGCACCAGCAATTTCCTGAAGTACTGGTCGGCTGCCGCGACGAGCGTTTCCGGCTCCCAGACCACGTACCGCAGCGCTGGCGCCGACGCGGTTGCCGGTTATCCGGACGTGCATCCGATCATCTTCCTCGCCGAGAACGCCTTCGGTTGCGCCAATCTGAACCGCACGAAGAGCGGTCAGGTGGTCCTGAAGAAGCCCGGTACGGGTGACTCCGGCGATCCCGCCGGTCAGCGCGGTTCGGCCGCCATCAAGTTCTGGTTCGGCGCGACGATCCTCACGGACCTGTACCTGATCCGTGGCGAAGTGGCCTGCACCAGCCCCAGCAAACAGGCGTGGTAAGCAACACGGGGGTCGAGAGGCCCCCTAACCTCAACGATAACTCATCACAGAAGGAAATCAGACCATGAACTACACACGGAAAACTTACCTTGGTTCCGCTGGGACCATGTACCTTGGCCTCGGAGTTGTCCCGGCGCGCGTCCGCATCACCAACCTGGATGGTGGCACGTGGCACTTCGAGTGGAACAACGGCATGCTGGCCAACGCTGCATCGGCTGGCGGTATTCTCACAGTCACCACAGCAGGGCCGGTCCCGCAGACGCAAGCGCAGGGCCTTGTTCCGTATCTTGGCGGAGACATTGTGACGACCAAGAGTGCTGCGCAGGTTGTCGATCCCGGCGCCCGTGCAGACATCAACTTCGCCAGCAACCTCAAGGGAAATGCCACGAAGTTCGTGATGGACACGGCTGCGAACGGAACCGGCCATTTCAACGTCGCCACCGGTACGACCGGCTACGGCGTTGGATCTCCCATCACACTGTCTTGGCGTGATGACGCGGGAATCAGTCGCACGAAGAACGGCCGAATCAACGCCTTGACTTCCACCGGCCTGTCTGCCGACTACGTTGGCATCGACCTGCCGTTTGATGGCGTGCTGCCGACCGCCGGCGCCGACATCGTCTACATCGGCCCGCAGTACGACCTGGTTCAGGCGCCTGTTGGGATCGTCATGCCGCCTGGCGTGAAGCTCATCAACACGACCAACCTGACCTCGGCGATCATGTACCAGATCGAGTTCGCGTAAGCGACACACCTTGACCGGCCTCGCTCAAACGGAGCATGCCGGCAAACCAAACCTGTACGAAGGGGTAGTGATATGAAACGGAATCTTTCTCTGGCGGTTGTGATCGCGGCGATGGCCTTCTGCGCGCAGATGGTATTTGCCCAGCAGATCGAAATGACCCCCAAAAACTTTGGCGGGCCTGTGTCGTGCTACGACAAGGTGAACATCCTTGGCAGCAAGCTGACCATTGATGGTACGGCTGTCACGGCGACTGCGGCAAACCTGAACTCTGGCGTTGCGTCTAGTACGGCGAGCCTGGTCAGTAACGCCGTGCTGAAGGTGTACGGAAGCAACCTGGTTATTGTAACCGGCGGAACCGTAAGCGTACCTGCTAGTTCAATCGGAAGCGCGGCTCTTGCGTTTGGAACTCCATACACTACACAGACGGTGGCGGGAGTGTTCACGAACGTACTGGATGCCAAAGGCTTGATGGTAAGTCACAATCCCTGACGGCTATCTTCCAGTTTTCCACGAAGCGGCTGCGACTAAAACCGCAGCCGCTTTTGTTCAAACAAAAACGACCATAACAAACCCAAAGGGTGACAAAATGAACGAAGAGAAATCCCAAACTTCCGCTCCGGCTCAGGAAGCGCAGAAAACATCCATTCACTTTTCTCCGACTGGCAGCGGATGGGACAACGCCGCTGACGCGCAGGCGTGGTTCCGGCAGCAGCAACTGGACAGCGACAAATGGGCGGTGGCCCGGTCCCCGAGAGGAGACGGATACTGCATTATGACATTCCGGGCTCTCGAAGAGCTTCGCCGGTCCAGGGAGGAAGAGTCTCGATCAGCGGCCGCAGTGCAGAAGACTCCGATGAAGTATCACAAAGTCCGCATCGGAACCAGCGCGGATGCCGACAAGAAGGACATGTTGACTCTCCCGATTGGGCTGAATGGACAGTTCACCGCGTTGATGCTCAATTCGCAGTGCATCCTGTCCGAAGCGCAGATCGAGGTTTTGGAAAACGCCAGGACCGAGAACTGGGTGCCGCTTCCTGACGGTGGACCGGACGGCAAGACTTTCGTGAAGCGCGGATTCAAGGACCGGATCAACTACAGCGTCCTTGGCCCGGCAACGCAGAAGGAATGGAGCGAGTACCAGGCGAAGAACAAGACTCGGTTCGATTCTTTCGTGGCAGAACAGGCCAGCAAAGACCATGTGAACGATCCTGCGTAAGGAGCAGCCATGTCATCGTCATACAGCGACCTTTTGATTCAAACCGTGGCTGATGTTGGCGATGTCAATCCGAACTACGTGGAAATCGTGTTTCGGCGTTGCATGGCGAGCTTCATGGAAAAAAGCCAGGTGTGGCGGACGCGGGCATACTTCGATATGTCGGCCGCCACTCCTTCTCCCAGCGCCAGGGCCGCGGCGATTGCGGCGTATGCCGTGGCTCTGGCAGCCGCCCAAGCGTCTCCCAACGATCTGGCCCTTGCCCAGGCCGCCGAGGATGCCCGTGTAACGTCCGAGGCGCCGCCCTTGTTCACGCTTACCCGTCCGATCAAAACCGCCGCCGTGGTGTTGCCTCCTACGCCAGCGGTCTACTACACTGCCATCGCCACCGGAATGCGCGTTTCGTACGAGGACAAGAACGCCCAACCATTCTGGAGGATCAATCCGGCTTCGGCGTCCGGAGGAAACCAGACCCTCGAAATGCTTCCACCGGTATCTGATTATACAACGGGAGAGGTGGAAGCGCGACTGTTTTGGACTCCGACGTTTGACGCCGACGTGGCGCTGTGCTGCCCGAGCTGGGTGTTTGAGCGATACGGCGGTATCATTTCCAACTGGACTGTTGGGGATATTTGGATGAAGCGCCGTGGCAATCGTTCTGACCAGCAGATGGGCATGAAACTGTCAAACGACGCCATGGTTGACGCGCAACGAGTGCGAGCAAGGGCGAATGCAGAAGATCCGCTTCCTTTCGAGATATAGGAGTTCACCATGAAAAAGCTGATTTATTTGGTTGTGCTGGCCATGGTGCCCGTGCTGTACGGTGAAAACACCTGGAATATTGATGTAGAGGCGAATAGCGACGAAGTTCCAACATTTGCCCGCGAGTTTTCGCGAGGCGAAACGTGGGCGATTCGGCCTATCGTCAAGGACGACGGAACTCCAAGAGCATGGGCATCAAACGCCGTGTTCACGTTTTTCTGGCAGAAGCCGAACATGGGAACAAACTGGTGGGCCAGTACGAACGTAACATTTCCGATTTACAAGGATGTCGCGATAGCATCAACATCTGCAATCGTGAGATCGTACATCACAAACCTGACGGTTGTAACTGTGGCAACAAACGGAACGGCCACTACAAACAGCGTTGCCACGACCAATTCGTATACGTCATGGGTGAAGTCGTACTCAACCGTCAGCGTGGTGGATACCGGACGAGTCTCTGCGGCGTGGAACGGAAGCACAATGGATGCTGGAGCCAATCAGTACAACTGGTTTATCCGCGGACAGGACGGAGTTAGTACCAGCTACAGAGTAAACGGAACGATTACCATGAAAGGAAGTCCAGGATCTGGCGTTACGTTTGCCGGAGATCCTGTAACGTGGCCGTGGTACACGACAAATGCCGCGGCGGCAATGTCGAACGCGCTGTATACGGCGGCCACGAACGCGCAGGCCCTCGCCAATATCGCGCTGACGAACTGGCAGGCACGGATGACTGTGACGGAGGCCAATGCGCTTGTGGCACTGACCAACTGGATTGCGCGTATGACAGCGGCGGAAGCAAACGGGGCCGTTGCGTTGACCAACTGGCAGGCCCGCATGACCGTGACGGAGGCGAATGCGCTGGTGGCGTTGACGAATTGGAATGCACGGATGACGGCGGCGGAAGCTGGCATCTTGGTTGCCAATACCAACTGGGTTTACCGGATGACGGCGGTAGAGGCCAATGCCCTTGTGGCCCTGACGAATTGGAATGCGCGGATGACGGCGGTTGAGATTGTGGCCACGAACGCGCAGGCGCAGGCGCAGGCGGCTCTTCCTTTGGCTGGCGGCGACATGACCGGAAATATTGGCATGGGCGGAACACGCTCGGTTACGAATGTCTGGTCGGTGGTGTTTAGAGATACGACGACCTACGC